GACAACGTTTTCACCATCATCACCTTTTTTGATTTTTCTGGCAGTGATGAGGGGAACGTTCTGGAGATTGGGACCTGCAGATGAAAGTCTGCCAGTGGAGGTTCCCGGCAAATGAAACACACAATGAATCTTGTTATCTGCTCGGGCCATCTTTGCATACGGACGCAGATACGTGCCAAGTGTCTTGTTGGTTTCACGGTACTCTACAAACTTCTGTGCAAAGATGTGCCGCGGGTCATCCTCGGGGTACATCGTTTCATACTTATCGAGGATATCCTTACCGGTGCCACCAGCCTCTTCACCTGGAATGGCTGCAAAGTTCAATCGTGACATGTACTCTGCAAGTTGTTGTGGGGCATTCAAATTCAACGTGGGGTCAAACTTCCGTGCAAATAACTCACGGACTGCATTCATGCGTATACTAACTTCAGCAATAAGGTCATCGCGGTAGACTGTGTTTTGCTGGAACCCACGAAATTCCATGTTGCTCAGTGTGTTTGAAGCTGGCAGGTATAGATAACGCATGACGCGCTTACAGTCTTCCCAATCTCCTGACCGTTGTAATCTTTGTACCTGAGCACGAAGAATGATTCGTGTAACATCAGCATCAGCTGCAGCGTATTGTAAGATGGTAGCCAAGTCGATGTCGCTAAAACCCCCACCACGTGGAGTATTCTCCTTCTCTGTTGTGTCAGCCTTTTTCCTTTTTGGACGGGGAATTTCAAGTTGGCTTCGATAGCTATCGATAGACTTTTTGAGGAAGTCAAAGTTTCCCTGTTCAAGGCTTGTTCGATTTTTCTTTTGAATCTTTTTCAGTGCATTACGTTCTTCAATGGCTGCTATAAGAATTGGCCAAAGAGGTTTGATGCGATCTTCTGGACAACCATTACTCTCATGGTACTTCAGTACTTCCTCGTCGGAAAGCACGAGCACTTCTGCTCGGCCTACGACGTCGTCCTCATCCTCATCATCATCATCGAGCTCTTCGTTGCTGCGCAACGCTGCATGGAGCTTGTCATCATAGCCTTCGTAGTCTGGGCAGTAGATAGAAGTCAACTGCTTCAAGCCGTAATGACCCTTTTTGTCTTCGTCAATGTAATGCTCACCCAACATGGTATCCCACGTCACACGGTGAACGCGGTAACCATAAACTGTCTCCAGAAATTTCTTATCAAATTTCCAGTTCTGGAAACACTTAGGTTTCGGGCATTCTAATAATCGCTTTACATGTACCCATGCTTCCTTCGGGTCGTATGGAACTTCTGGGTGGTCTAATAAGATGGTCGCAGCCTTACGATTATCCCAGCCCACAGAGAGCATGAGCACTTTTGGATCTGGGTGAGAAAAGGGTTTGACCGTGTTGGTCTCAGTGTCCAAACTAATTGCCCACTATTCAGGACCAGTTCCATTTTCAGGATCGTAGTACTCGATGACATGGTCGACCAGGTCTGAAACTTCCTGAATCGTTTTTGGATAGATGTAGTCCTTTGTAAGCTCTTCCAAAGGTATTCGGTAATCTCGTTCTCCATAGCCTAAAGACACAGCCTTGAGTAGCCCTGCCAGTACAACATTGGCAGTACCAATTTTTGTTTCAAGGTGCTTCATAGACAACAGGGGGATTGCTGTGTACTGCTGCGTTCCACTCGGGTCTGGGATATTCACCGTGAATTCCCGGCCAACAACATCTACAATTTTTCTGAAATTGATTCCAATTGCTTTCGCTGCAACTGGCCCGAGTGGAACAAGTATGGGATTCTTTCCATTGAAACCCTGCACCTTGCGAATCTGTCGCATGACTATAGGTCGACAATGGGTTATGTGTTCTGCAGTTGGTTCGTACGCACCCACCATGGTTGCATAGGTGAAGTGTACTTTCATTCCGGCGTACTTGTTATCACCATAGCGTCGGATGATGTCTAAGAGTTGTTTGAACAAGCGCCCGTGCCTACCATAGAAAGCTTGTTGTTGTCCAATTGAAAAACCTGAAGGGGCACCACCCACAACAATGATGTGTGCTGGACTGTCGCCATGTCCAGTGTTAAGACAGGGTTCATACTGCGCTGGGCACCCTACACATTCAAGTCCTTTCATACGTCGAAGTTTCCTTTATTTGTTTTGGGGAGTGTTGCTTGTGGTATATCACCCAACATACGTTCTCGGCGTTGACTGTCTCGTAAAGCAGGCTCACTGTCTTCTTTGATTACAAGTGTTCCTTCAAGGTTGAAAACACTTATTTCATTCAAACCGATTGTAGCATTGACCCTCGGCCATATTTCCTTTTGAAGAAAGCTACCACGAGCAAGTTGTTCTTTTGGTATTACGCGAGGGTCAGTATCGGCTATTACCTTCAGGTGTCCGTGATGTTGTACGTTACGAAATTTCGTTGAGTTGCGAAGAACACCTGTAACAGCTTTTTTCCAAAATACAATGAGCCACATTTTTTCTGGTAAGAAGTAAACACCAAGGTCAATCTTATCCAAGATGTAATGCTTGTGTGGGTCGGACAGCAGTTTTGCTAACCCAACAACTGTCTCATCTACCTCTTGCGTAAGTTGATGCAGGGCAATAGATGCATGAAGTACTTCACTCCAAATTTCAGCAGACTCTTTGGCAGCGCCACCTTGTTCAACAAGTTCTTGCATCTTCAGCTCACTAAACTTTTGAACAAATTTGACGTGGTCTTCTCCTACGAGTTTCAGTATCGTTGCTGCCGGTAAAAAGTTGTCAGTCATCCGACTGTACATACCTGCTGGTAGATTAGCCCCACCAGCGAAGTCATTTTTTACTTCTTCAAAAGCTTTCAACAGCTCGGGGATTCGTGAAAACCAACACAGGGTAAGCTGTCGTCGGAGCTTTTGCATATCCTTGATGGAAAAAGCTTTCTGAATGGGGACGATGGGATTTGTGAACCCATCAATTCGTTGGGTGCGAATGTGAACAAAACGATTCAAGTCTCGTGCTTCTTGCATGGTGTAAATACCACTGACAGTAAGAGGAAACTGAAGCTTGAATCGCAAGAACCCACCTGATGTATCCCCTCGTACACTATCTGCGCCACCTGAAGACATGTTTCTGATGATGTCTAGGATTTCACGGACAGCTGCTGACTTACGACTGGGGCGCCCAACACCGAAATCATTATCTTCAAACTCATCAATGAACAACCGAAGCTTGTGACCAGACATGAGGTTTCTCATACCAGCAGCAGAGAAGTCTGATAGCGTTTCAGTTGCTTCGCACAGACGGTAACCTGGAAATTCATGACCACCAATAATTTGTAACAAGGTGGTCTTCCCGCTGTGTGTGACTCCAGTCACGTCAGCCATAACTACAGTCTTGAATAAATCTGCGACGGTTGTGTACATCGTATCAGCTGCCAAGAACATGGACTCCAATTCATGGTTGTAAAACTTCCAGCCGATATCAAGAATCTTCTTTACCTTTTGGTACACTTCTACCGGGTCACACTGGCTACTTGCTTCTTCCAGGTCTTTGACTGTTTTGATGTTCACTGACCACGGCGCATTGTTGAGATTGAAAATGTAGTTTTCGAACCGGGGACAGTCGATATTTTCATACGTGACTTCTTCTCCATCTTGACTAAAGACACCTCGAAAAAAGTGTGTTCCGTTTACTACGTAAATGACGCGTTCATTTTCATCGGGGTTGTCAATGTAATGAACACCCTGTCCTAGCTGGACTAGACGTTCTGCTGGCTCAATATTCTTTGAGGCAACGGTGAAAGCGTGTGAATAATAGTGGGTAAGCATCTTAGAAATATCCATGTCTGAACGCTCCACAAGTTGTCCCTTAGGTCCAAGCTTGTATTGAATGAAGTCGGGAATCCCAAAGTGTTTTTTGGTGTAATCTTCTAGCAACCCAATGTCACACTGTAAGGCTGCACGAATTTTCTTCTCGGCATCCATGGGAAATTTTCGAACGACTCTTTTGCGGCGACTCCAAGCAATGACAAGCATGCTCGTACCACCAGAGATGTCATCCGATAGAAAATAGTACTCTTCCTGTAGACGTTTTGCGACGCGGTACTTGAATCCTTCCGGTGTGTCATCAGGAGCAATGTGTTGAACAATAACTTCTCTAGACATACCAAATTCTTCAGTAACGTAAGCAATGAAGGCTTCTCGCTCTGAGTCTTTCGATAGTGCCTTACCGAATTCAATTACCAGCTTGTTGTGCTCTTCAAGATCTCCAGGTGGAATAAGTGCCATCCTCTTAGTGACTTGAGCATTGGCCCATTCATGGTTGAATTGATAAGAGCTTTCATCGGTAAGACGGTCATAGAAGTCATCAAAACCATAGACACGAATTGCTTGGTCCACGTCCTTTATTTGTTGGTCCAGGTCATCATCCCAGGTAAAGACGCGATTGACATCTTTGTTTTCTGACAAGATGGTACGTGCCCACTCAATGCCTGGACGGTCATTGTCAGGGATGAGGTACTTCTTGACGAAGCCAAAAGTGGAGAGCTCATCAACGTGTGATTCCATCATGGTACCACCAGTTCCAACTGCACAAACATCACTGCGTCCGTTGGCTAACTGGTGGGCAATAATAGAAAGGGCGTCAAACTCTCCCTCGATGATATGTAACGCGTGGTTGTCCAACGCGTTCATTAACTCAGGGTACATATTCAAACCGAAGAAGCCAACTTGCTGCTCGTATGGGTCGTCCAACGCATACACTTTTGGTGTGCCAGGTTTCCGAATACGAATACGCCCAATCTCCGTCGGGCTCTTGTAGTAAAAGAATGCTAGGAAGCCTTCGTACTTCATGGGATTCCCAGGGGTAGTAAAACAATCTCTCAGATAGGTATGTGCTGCTTCTCGATACTCCTTTCCATTGGGCAATTCGTCGAGCCTATCATACAAGCGCTCATGCGTTGGAATGACCCCAATAGGTAACTGATGTATTACGTCTTCTGGGAGTCCACGTTCACGGAACCAACCAATGAGTTTCGTGGCTTCCAAGTATGCAAACTTTGGGTCTTCCGGGTCAACCAAAGCGTCACACAACTCGCGATTCATCACCGTACGCAGGACTCGTTTCAGGTCATCATTCTCCTCAATTTTCTGAACATTGTTTGCGTACGCAGAAGGTAGAACAACACCAAAACGACTTTTGAGTTGGCGGATTGCCTGGGCGTACCCGATGCCCATGATATCGGCTGCTAGTCTAACTGGATTCCAAACGTGCTTTGTTGGACAACTACCACCAAAGCAATGAGCAAAACCACTTACGGGGTCAACATGGAAGGATGGAGTTTTTTCTGCGTGATAGATACATCGCCCAGATATTTTCCCGCCACGTTGTACCCAGTTATGACCGGGTTTGTATTCATTGAGTAATTGAAACCAGTCGCCTGCCGAAATTTTGGACCAGAGTTTCTTCAACTGTTCAGGGGAAACATTTTCCACTTTTGCGTTCGCTGCCACAGACAACCCCTCTTATTTCTATGTACAGTTTTGTAAAGGACACAGCGCTGTGTATTCACAGAAATCACAGTACCACCCTTTTTGCGGGGTGTTCAGTGCAACAGCGCTTGCGGAGCGATTGATGTAATCAACGTACCAAGGAATGAGCTTTTCTTTGATTTGGTCTGCTGTAACCATTGGACCCCAGATGATTTCTTCACTCTGAAGAAAATGCAAGGCAGACTGAGCACCTTTGATTTCAGGAAACAAACTGAGAGCTGCAACTGCATAGAGATTCAACTGGTGCTCATAATGAGCATTTACATCCGATACATCTTTTGGAACAACGCCTGACTTGTGGTCAATAATAATGGCATAGCCAGAAGCCAACATGACCAAATCCCAAACACCACGAAAGAAGACATCACGTATTGGCCGGCCTTTGAAATCAACACCAGCTCCCGGAATGTCTTTTCCCCAAAAGTCTGTTGGGCCTAAGTCAGGTCGTAACCCAAAACGACGCTCCACAAACATCGAGGTGACACCCTTCTTTTCACGGTACACCTGAATACGCCGATAGAAGTTTGCAATCGAATGTGTGAAGGCCGCAAGTTCTTCTATTTCAGGTGTTGTTAATTGCTGGTCTATGCTTGCGCGGAATAAGAGATTTCTCATTTGTTTGAATGGTGTGTCTGACCTATCTTTCAAAATTCCTTCTAGAATACTGTGTGCTGCTTTTCCAATTCTACTTGCAGCACTTTGTGGTGGGGTTACACCTTTGACTCTATTTACGTATCGTAGGTTGAATGCAAAGCTACAATTTTTAGCAGCTTCTGCCTTACTCATTGACCAAGGTGCGTGTAGTACTGCTTCAGGGGAAAAATGAATTGCCATATGCACCTCCGGCTGAGGGGAAAAAAGTGCCCGGAGTGTGAACCCCGGGCACCCATTGACCTATGTTCTACATGTCAGAGAAATCTGGTTGGCCGCCTCCCTTCTTGTCGTTACCATCAACCACACCACCGAAGTCGGTCAGGAGGTTGTCGGCTACTTGTTGTCCAACCGATGAGCGGTCTTCAATACGCGAGAGCACTTGTTTGCGTACTTCCGATACCACTGAGTAGACATGCTCAATCAAAGGAAAGAACTGTTGATTGGTGTCTTCTCCCGTGGGTGTCACGGTTAAGACATAGTACACACCAGTTTCGTTTTGCCGAGTTTTCTTCTCCGTGTCCAGGGCATAAATTCGAGCCCAGGGAACGGGAGAAGAACTTGCTTGCCGGTATAATTTACTGCCGGCTTTGTACGACGTTTTCGAAAACTGCAGCCGCAGAATCTTGGTGCAGTTTTTATCAAACGCATACACCTCCATGGATTTGTTGCAGGTTGTTTTGTTCCCGTCTCGAAATGGGAGGTCACGACAATCCTTACAAATGTCACCATAGATAGAACGTTTGCCATCTTCAGACCGGCAGGTAGGATTGTTGTTTCCCGGTTCAAAACGCACGTGGGAATAGTGCATGTACACCGGAATGATTTCAAGTGGACGCGGCAGGAGGTCTCCTGTGTCCGTGTACAAATCTCCCTGTTTGGATGCACCAGGCATATCTCCACTGGTCGGTTGATGCACTTTCACAACGGGCGGTGACCAGCGAGCGCCACCCATTTCTTCGAACCCAGGTTTGTTGGGGTTCATCGAAGCGAGTAACGCAGTGACCTTCTCTGCAACTTCTGGGGGTAAACCGGAAACAATCTTCGTCAGGGCAGTCTCTTCTACTTTCATGACTACAGCTTCTTCGTTTTCTTCGTTGGCTTGGGCTTCTTTGGCTTCTTGGGCTTCTTTGACATCTGTGTCCTTGGACTTTGCCATGATTTTCTCCTTTGAAGGGTTGAAGAGTTGAATCGTAAGTCGGCTGCCCTGTTTTCGTCAAGCTGTTTTTGTAAAAAGGTTAGCTGCTTTTTTGGGTAAATCGAGTAATTCGATTTCTAACTTTGCGCGGAAACACAAAACCCTTGCAAGCCCCAAGGGATAGTGTAACCATACATTGCACTACACTACTTATAGGAGTGGAAGGCGTGGATAACATCTCACGGTCTCGGCGTCAATACACAGATAAACACTCTGTGGATGAAAACGTTGCGCGCTACTATCGTGATGTTAGTCAGATGGAAGTACTTGATGCTGAAACAGAACGGAAATTGTTTTACCAATATCAACAGCAAAACAACTTGGCTGCCCGTGACCGAATCATCGGTAATTGTTTACGCTTCGTAGTCAAACTCGCACGCCGCTACACCCATAATGTAGATATTTTGAAAGACCTTATCTCTGCAGGAAACGAAGGACTCCTCTTTGCCTTAGACCGTTATGACCCTGATAGGAATACCCGCTTCCTTTCATACGCAACCTACTATGCGTTGTTGTACATTCGCAACGAGGTACATAATACAGGCCTTGTTGCAATGCCTCTGTGGAGAACGAAAACAATTCGTAAAGTGAAGCAGGCTCGTCATCGAAATCTACCACCACCAAACGAAGATGAAATAACTAAAATATGCATAGACGTAGACATCACTCCTTCGCAACTTGACAAACTTCGCATTGAAAAATTCCGCTACGCACCAGTAGACCGTGCTTGTTCAAGTCCTGGGAGAGATGAGAGTCGTGCCATCAATCGCCAAGCAATAGATGCACTTCACAAACTGCTCCTCGGTTTGGGTACCAAGGAACAGTTTGTGTTGCGCTCGTACTACGGGTTAGTGACTGACCCAATGTCGCTTAAGCAAATAGCGACCGTTCTAGGTGTGTCGTCTGAACGAGTTCGTCAAATAAAAGTTGATGCCCTACAACGGTTACGCCGTTGTCTGGACAAAGAACTCAATATTGAACGAATTGGTGATTTGATGATTGAAGTTTACTGAGTAAATCAGTACAGAGTTTTAGCCATCCCAGATGCCCAGCCTAAACCCCGCATCATCCCTTTGTAGTATTGCTCTCCAGCCTTGTCACCTTTTTCCACTGCATCCTTTTTCTTGTCGTCTAGCTTGCCCAGTTCCACCTTGATCTCCGATACAGTTCTGACCTTGGCTGAGTTGGTCTTCTCAGGACGACCGCGTTTTGCCTTGGGTGCTTTTCCTTCTTTCCCATCCTTTACATCTTGTGCAGCAGTTACTGCTGCAACCTTCTCTTTGAACTCAGAAACAGGCATCTTCACTGCCTGTTTCAAAAGCTTCACTTGCTCTGTGTCGTCCAATGTTGTCATTGCCCGCGCGTGTGCAAAGCTGATGTCTTGATTGGCAAGCGCTTCCTGAATAGGCTCAGGCATTTTGAGCAGGGCCAGTCTTTGTGACACATAAGCATTGCTGACACCCTTCTTTTTAGCAATCTCGCCGGCCGTCAAACCAAATTCATCAATGCCTCGCTTAAACGCGGCGGCTTCTTCAGTTGGTGACAGGTCTTCACGCTGAGCATTCTCAACTAAAGCACTCACGTACCTGTCTTTGGCACTGGTCTTCTTTGGCTTGAACACCACCGGAATGGTTGTCCACTCCAAAATCGTTTTGCAGGCCATCAGGCGCCTGTGTCCAAAAACTAACTCATGGGTCTCACCTTCGGGGCCTGCTTGCTTATCAGGGAAAGGCCATACCCTGATGGGTTGTTCCAATCCATTCTCAGCAATGCTGTCGGCCAAACCTTTGATGTTTTTTTCCCAGCCATCCTCTCTGATGTTTTCTGGGATGTGGATTTTGTTGATCATCAACTTAGGTTGTACGGTGGTCACGGCTTTTTTTGCGGTCATTGGTCTTGGTCCTTTTAATGGTTGGTTTTCTGTAACGACGTTTAGTTCGCACAGGTGAGCGTGGTCCTTTCTTCTCACCTGCGATGCCGCCTCTTGAAACAGTGTGGTCTACTATGTCTTCTATTTCTGTCCTGTTGAGGTGGTACAAAGTCAATTGTGCCACCGAAGCCCTTTGTAGGATTTCTCCCACTGCATGGAAAAATTCCCTACCAAAGTCATCTGAATGTTTTCCACAGTTCATGTAAGCAACATAGAGATTTGAAATGTTGTCATATCTTTTGATTATCTCTAGCTGCACCTTCTCTACACGAGTAATCCCCATTAGAGTTCCTACCCTTCAAATGGTTCAGTGCCACATAGGGGGCACTTTCTCGTGCCGCCATGTACCTCTACTTCTTTCCCACACCTCGGACACATTTCTACTGTGTCTCCTCCTGTTTTGGATAGCTGTTCATCTTCAGCTACACCATACTTCTCCATAACGGTTTCATCGTTTTTTTGCATAACCAAGATCTCCTTTCGTGCTTGTTTGCACAGTTTGGCTACCTTGGATAATTTCACACGCAGGCGTGTGAGTGCAACCTTACTCCCACGTTCCTTCTCTTTTATTTTGAAAGCTGCTCGAAGCTCATCACTCTTCATGGTTTGAACAAGTGCATAAATTTCTTCGAGAGCAATGCAAGGGAGCCTCGGAACTCCATCCATTCGAGTCATCGTTTCTTCCCTCTGCACATATCCCAGTACCCACAAAATTTTGGAGTACAATGCCACCCATCATTGCCTGGGGGGAAAGCGCCGCTGGAGATACACTGTGCAACTTCTGAAATAACGAACTCTGCCCAACGCCAAGAATCAATTGTCCGCCGTGACGCAACAGCATTGATTTTAGGTGTTTTCGTTTTAACGAAGCATTGAAATCGCACATGTGTCAAATCTGTTACACGAGAATAAACGGATAGCTGTAAGTCCCCATCTACGTCTGCCTGAGTTTTTGACTTGTTTGCAGTTTTGTGGTCGATTACCTCTTCTTCGCCACTACCATCAGGGCTTTTGTTATCGAAAAACTTGGTATTATTCTTAGCTACCAAGTCAATGAAGCCCAGCAATGGGACGTTCTTTTCTCCCACAGTAACCCAGAATCGCCGTTCAACAAAAGCACCCACATCGTCTACACGTGTGACTAGATTGGGCATATGCTTTTGATTGTACTCTTTCAAAAACGTATGGTCACGACGAACGACCAAGTTTTCGTCTGCCTCCTTTTCACCTTGCCAGTCAATGTCTCCTTTGCTTCGTTTCCAGTAATCGTTGTAGGCATCTAGCATCATATCTAACGGTGCAGTGCCACTCTTTACTGAAGCCTCGTGTCCAACTGCTAATCCCTTGTGAACAGCATTTCCTTCAACAAGACTGACGCTCGGGGCACGAATCAAATCTTTGATGTACCGAAAGTAATATTGACGAGGGCAACGTCGGTATGTATTTACCTGTGACACACTCAAATAGCCGCGGGGAAGAGCAAGAGCACACTCTTCAATGGACACCTCTTCAATGAGATGCTGGTACTCAGCATCCACATCAACGTCTTCACCCCCCTCTAAAAATACAACTTTCTTTTCAAGGTCTTTCACTGGTCTCCCCTTTCATCTTCTTGTGACGCTGAACTTTCTTACCTTTGTTTTCTTCAGCGACGGCCTTGTTAAGCGCCGTTGCAATTCCAAGAGGAAGTAAGCCAGACCCTTCTGGGATATCCATGCTTGTGTCGATGTCCTCGTCATCTTCGTCCTCAGAATCAAAAGTTTCTTGAGGAAGAAAAGATTCTTCAGGCTCAGGTAAAACAGCATCTGGGTCTGGTTCAGCACGCACACGAACACCGATATTCGGTTTTACAGACCAACGAAAACCTCCCGACGGTGGTCGACGTGTTTTACTTGTAGCTCGTTCTGCTGGGGATTCATCAATTTCAACCAGCCGAAAGCCGCTGTCCTCCAATTCCTTCTTCAATTTCTGCTCGATGTCTTCCTTTGTCCAACTGATCTCCAGTTCCATCAGTAACCTCCAAGTGTTCTCCAGCGGCGAGCGCATCTGCCAGGGGACCATCCCCTTCATCACGACGATGCCAAACAAGCTTGGCACGTAGCTGACGTAATTGCGCGAGTGCTTGTGCATGTAATTTTCGTAAACGAGGTGAAACGCGATACTCCCCCTTCATCTGTCTTACAATCAACTGACTGTCAGTGTACACCGTTACACTATTGAAAGCATAACAGTGTAGTGCTTTACACCCTGCAATGAGAGCTGAATACTCAGCAACATTGCTGGTGCCTTTACCAAAGGGTCTGCTTCCAGTTTCCAGGATGACACCGGAGTCTGCGTCACGAATTACAAACCCCCCACGCATGTGATAAAATTTTGCACTTCCATCTGTTGTTAAAATGAGATGCTGCGACATAAATCCTCCAACATTCTTTTACCACGAGATCACAGTTTTTGTGGGCGCGTAATAATTCGCCCCACGCGGTCATGATAGATACAGCCTGGTGAAAAGGGTATGGTACCCTCATCTAAACAAACAACGTTCTTAGGGCACACCACACAATTGATTCGGTCAGTCAGCGTGTTTGCAATGTTCAGTTTGTTTTGAAGTGCTTTTGCAACGTAAGACAAAACAGTACCATTTGAAATAAGGCGGTAAGCCATAACCTTTTCTGTTTGTCCAATGCGGTAGTTGCGGTCGAGTGACTGGAGGTATTCATCAAGCTTATACGTTAGCCCATAGTAAATGGTGTAAGCAGCCGACGTTAGGGTTAGAGCTACTCCAGTAGAAATGTTTGCCAAGTACACTCGAATTTTAGGTGTCGCATTGAATTTTGTTGCAATGTCTTGAGCCTTGTTACTGTTTGTCCCATCAACCCGTACGTAACGGATGTCTTTCTTTTCCAGTAACTGAGCAACGATGTCGAGCTCAGCAACGAAGTACCCCCAAATGATAACCTTGTTTCTGTCTTCAGCTAAAATGGAATCAAGGAGGTCTTCTAAAGCATCCAGTTTTGGGTTGCTCTTTAGTATTTCTACCCGCTGCACAGGTGGGGTTTGTTGAACTTTGCAACGACTTGTGTAAGGTTTTACTTCGTTAGCTACACATACACGCAAGTCTGTACAACCTGAACAAATGTCAGGGAGAGGCTTGATGAAAAAGCCACTCAGTATCTGTAATAATTTTTGAATTACAGCAGCTGCGTGTGCCGCTTCATACAGTGTTCCGTCTTGCAACATCGTGCAAGCCCCTTCAACCAATTCATTGTACACCTTCTTTTATTCAGGGCTTACATCAAACGGCACATCGATTATCTGCCTCGGAGGTAAGTCAAGGCACTCGTCTTTCATTTTTCTGATAGAAATCTTCCCTACCTTGTCATTGAGCATCTCCAAATTCTTGTACCCTACAATGATACGAGGTTGAGCCTTGTGCTGCATTGTGTAGAACTTACGGAAAGTCCAGAAATCTCGTGCAGGGATGAACTTGCCTAAGAAACACAGTTGCCCCCAAAGATGAAGCGGGTTTCCCAAGCTTGGGGTTCCGCTCATCAAAACACGCCGACTTGCTCGGGCAGACAACGCAATAGCAGCTTTGGTGCGAGCACTCTTACTTGTTCGTAAGTTGTGGCTCTCGTCAGCCACAATGATATTGTATTCAAAGGTATTGATGATTTCGTCATAGTAATGCTTCGCAGTGTCATAGCCCACTACCAGAATATCTGCTTCAGGAGAATCCATGATGGCTTGACGTTTCTTCTTTGGGGAACCTATGACACGCTCTACTCGTAAGACACCCCCAGAGTGGAGGTGTGCCTCGTTGAACCACGTAGTAATGCCCACTACAGGCGTGAGGATGAGAGCCTTCTGTTGTTCATGGCGAATCAAATCGATTACTATTTTCGTTTTACCCAGACCCATGTCATAAAAAATCCCACAACGAATCATGAGTATCGCGAACTTCAAAGCTTCTATTTGATGCTCATAAGGTTTTGTTATGAACTCAAAGCCTTCATGAAACTCTGATGGTATTGGTTGCTGCGTTATCAAGGCTTCAGTGTTTTCACAGATTTCCAAGTGTGACTGAGCTTCTGGGCTGAGTTGGATTTCTGGGAGAACAAGTTTCAAATCTCGCACGACGTCTTTGGCATACGGGTAAAATCCTGGGAATAGCCACACACCCTGTGCTGAGAGAAATACTCCTCCCAAGACTCGGGTCAACTCACGGTTGTTCTGTGCAAGCATAGGTACAACAAAGACTGGAGTTCCGTGCAAGTGAGAAAAACCGCACACAACAGGGGAAGGTGTTTCTGTCTCAACCATGGTTTGCGTCTCCAGGGTTTACGTAGTAAATAGAGCCACATCAGATAGTTCTTGATTGACAGCAGTAGGCAGCCTATTATTTTTAGCAGTCTCAGACAAGGAGCTTCCATGTCAGCGTTTGACCAAAGTGTGGAGATGATTAGGCGTAGCATTCAACATCCAAATCCTCTCTTTGACTTCCTAACTGTTTTCGTACCTCGCAAACTCAAAACACTATTCAAGTATTGCGAGTACCTGTACTACAACAGCCCTCAAGTATTTGCAGCGTTAAACAAGTTCGCAATCTACCCAGTTACAGACCTCAATTACCACACTGAGAACCCAACTCTGAAGGGAAAATACCGTAAGCTTCTCGAAGAGACTTTGAAAATCAAAAACATTCTCATCAAGACTGGTATCGACAGACACGTATACGGCAACTCATTTGTATCGTTGTACTTCCCCTTTCGTCGTTTTCTCAAATGTCCCAAGTGTGGGAATCTTGAAAACATTAGGTTTATCAAAAGCTTCAAGTTCCGCATTCGAAAAAAGCATGCTGTTTTTCAAATGACTTGCTCCAATTGCAAAGCTCATGTCCAGGCTGAAGTCGTTGATAAGAAGTTGCGTTACGCTGCAGGTATCAATGTCATCCGGTGGGATCCGAAACAGATTGAGATTGAAAAAAACCCCATCACTGGAGATGCTGACTATTACTATCAAGTGCCTGATGGCATTCAACAGAAGATTCGTAAAGGTGATAGGCATCTGTTGGAAACAATGCCCCTGCCATTCATTGAATGTATTGCAGCACAGCGCATTTTCAAGTTCGGAAAAAAACGCATCTATCACATGAAGTCCGATGCGCCAGCTGGCATTGATAATCGCTGGGGATTTCCAGGTTTGACTTCGACACTTAAACAATTCTTTTATGTCGCGGTTCTGCGAAAGGCCAACGAAGCCATTGCACTTGAACACGTTGTGCCATTCCGCGTTTTACACCCACAACAAAGTACTGCTTCGGCTGACCTAACGATAGCTATTTCACTATCAAACTGGGCCAATGAAACGAAGTTGAACTTGAAGGCCTGGAGAAAAGACCCTCTGCATCTCATGTTCTCCCCGATTCCCTTGGGTGTTACACAACTGGGTGGACAGGGTAGAGCATTGATGGTGACAGGAGAAATCACTGAAGCAGAAAACGGTATCATTGCATCTATGGGTATCCCCCGTGAATTTTTGTATGGTGGTTTGTCAGCTACTGGTTCCGGTGTTACGCTGCGTATGTTGGAAAACCAGTTGCTCAATTACACCAGTGAACTCGTCGACGAAGCTCAGTGGATATCTGACCAGGTTGCGACTTACATGGGTTGGACGAAAGTCAAACTCAGCCTTGAGCCCTTCAAGCTTGTTGATGATGTTCAGCAAAAGATGATGCTTATGCAAGCTAACCAGGGTGCAAATGGTGTGCTCTTCTCCAACACTTCTATGGCCCAGATGTTTGGACGTAATTTAGAAAAAGAGCGCTCTCAGCGTATGCAAGAATCCTTGGATGAACAGAGATTCCAAATGGAACTCCAATCTAAAATGGAAGAGCTCTCCAGCAATCTATCTGAGCAAGCCAAATCACAGGCTTCTCAGGGTGGACCTGGGCCACAATACGACCAGCAACAAATGCTGGCCGAGGCTCAGAATATTGCAACTCAATTGTCTCAAGCTCCGCCAAACATCAAACAGAGCCAGATGCATCAGTTGCAAACCGAAGACGTTGTCATGTATGCCCTAGTTGCATTCGTTATGAAACAACTAGACCAATCACAAACGCAAGAAGCCAAGGCTATGGCTAACCAGCAAGGGGGGATGTAAATGCCAAACGACAATATCGCCACTGACTTCTCCAATGTGATGAATCAAGAATCAGAGCGGGGACAAGGCCCACGAGACCTCCCACCATTACACCCTAAAGAAAGGGAGAAGTGGGTCAACTTAGCTGAAGAAGAACCACTTCCGGGTATGCCTGACCACAATTTGTTTTCGATGCCTAAACGAAAACTACGTGCTCAGTACCGACGATTCAACCTCGGTGATGAATTAGAGGTTGAGGAACTAGCTGAGATTCAAACTCGATGCCTTGAAGGAAATGGCTGGGTGTTAGCCCGAGAAGAATGGGTTACAGACAAAGAAGGCACCACGTTTGCCATTATCAAATA